AGCCCGTTGGTTTCGGTACTAACCCGCTGTCAAGCCATGTGTTAATGGTGAGCATCATAAGCCTGGAAGATGTAAACAATCAAAGGAGGGGAGGGCTGGTACTATGCAAGGTACTAACCTACACTATAAGAAAGGGGAAATGACGATCTTGGATTACCAAAAGGATCTTGATCAGTTTAGAACTCATCCGTACAGAAATAAGAGGTTGAAGCCTTATTACCAAAGGTTTTCAAAATCTGATGAGAAAGTACTTGTCGATGGATGGGTTCAGGAAGTGCTTAATGATCAGGGCTTCACAGTCGAGGACGCTCCTCGGTCCGTTTATAAGGTTGAGAAGCTCTTCGAAGCACTTTCCCACTATGCGCCTGGAAAAACCCGGAAGCCAAAGCCTGGTGACGAGTTCACAGCCGGGGTCGCTCTCGCGTATAGTTGTTTTGCGCGTCCAGCCGATCATTTGTTTCTGGAGTGTTTACCATTTACACCTGAAACTATAACAATGATCACTTCCAATCCTAGTGGCTCGCCAGGAGTTACGAATTTTGGTTGTTCAAAGGCAGAGTCTATGACTCGGGCGCTTGAGCGTGGCTTGCAGACGTTATTAGGTCAGAAGCAGTGTGAACCTTGCCTCGGTTTTAAGAGGACACAGTTTAACGACAAAACTAGATTAGTCTGGGGTTATCCTTACTCTATGACAGTAATTGAGGGTCTCGTTGCTAAACCGCTGATCGAACACTTTAAGGGTGGCTGTTCTCCGATGGCATTTGCCATGCCTACGGGTGCTCTTGGCACGAAGCTTAGAGTGGCATCTTATCATAAAGAGTGGGCTTACTCACTTGATATGAGCCAGTTCGACGCTACCATTAGCAAACAGCTTATACACATCGCCTTCAAGATACTGCGCACTTGGTTTAATGGTGATGATGTAGAACCCGTTTCAGGTAAAACGGTCAATGAGATTTTTAGTCTTATTGAAAAGTACTTTGTGTACACACCTATAGTCATGCCTGATGGTTTAATTTACTATGGTAAAGATCATGGAGTCCCTAGTGGCTCGTACTTTACTCAGATGGTTGACAGCATAGTCAACGTCATTATTGGCGGGGCTGTTAGTCAGAGATTTCATTTGAATGTTGCGAAGTCAGAAATCTTTGTCCTTGGCGATGATCTTCTGATGTGGTCAAACCGCAAAGTCGACCTTGACTTAGTGGCGAGATTTGCAAATGAAACGTTTGGTGTTAAACTTCATGGATCTGAGAAATCAGAGATTTTCCATTATGATGATGTGGTTCATTATCTTGGGCGTGATTGGAATAATGGCATTCCCGACCTACCAGAAGAAGAAGTCTTAAAGCGGATGAAGTTTCCAGAGTCATATAGGAAATATAGTGATGATAAGGGACTCGCGAAGAGACAACTCCATCTTATGCTGCTGAGCTATGCAGCAACATATCGTAGTGCGTGGAGGATTGCATTCCAAGCCATTGCTCCTAACCCGCGAAACATCCATCAAGGATGTGCGGCTGTGGATTTATCAACATACTTCTACAAAGGGGCTCGAGTTCAGTTGGATCCGGCTCATTTGAGTGGCCTTAATAGGTTTTATCTTCGTGAGGGGATTCTGAGCACTAAACACGATATTCCAAATACGGCAATGCAGTTTTGGCTGTAGATCGCTTCCAGAAGCGATGGCAGGAG